GCAAGTATTGTATATTTCCAACCAAGTGGTCCAAGTTGGAGAACCATACGGGTCCGAGCAAATTGAAGTTCTTTGTTCTTGAGATAATCCTTCGAAGCCAGCTTGACATGTTAGTTGCCTCGTTTCAACAGATTCAATACACGTTGGAGGATCTGGCGTACAGTTGTTAGAAGTTGTTGTCCAACCTGTCCAAGTTTGTGCAGTACAGTCATAAGACCTACTTTGATTAATAGCCCCTGATTGGTTAATTGGGCAAGACAAGGTTTGATACTCAACTTGAGGGCTACATACTGGGACTTGATATATTGAGCAATAAGGATCATTCGGTCTATACCAACCGCAATAATGGTTCTGCAAAGCGTCATCATTTGAGATACCACTGCAAGACATAGATCCAGGAATGATGTTACCTTGGCTATCAGGCTGGAAATTACAGTACCAAGCATATGCGTTATTCCTTAGTATTAGAAGGAGTAGGAAGAGTGTAATTCGGGCCATATAATTTTCTAAACTTTTCAGGGTCTTTTTCATACCAAGCCTTCTTAGCTGTAAAGCCTACAGCTCCACCCATAGGACAAGGTGAACCACTCATCTCCATAGCGTCCCATACTTTTGGATCTTGGCACAATACTGATACAGCAGCTACTTTAAGTCCTAAATCGTTGAGAGTTTTTGCTAACTTAATTTTTACACAGTTCTCATCAAGAAGAACGGTACCGCCTGATAAAGAAATAAAACCTAAATTACCCGCTGCACTAATAGGGACTGCACAAACATCTTGTGAGAACGCAGACATGGAAGGTGCCATAGCACTAGGTACCGGCATTCCTTTTTGATTAATTGTCGTGGTTTCAGCGTGAGCTTGGTGTATGCAAACAAGTAAACAAAGTGTGATTAATACTCCGACTAAAATCTTCATTTTAGAATTCTACGATGACTACGCCACCTGAACCACTACCGCCCGCTCTAGGACCTGTAGGGACAGCATTTGCTCCACCACCGCCAGCGCCATAAACTGTAGCATTATTTCCAGCACTGTTTGGACCTGGTGTATTTCTTCCTCCACCGCCAAATAAAGAAGAACCACCACAATTAGTTGTGGCAATTTCACCAGTTCCTCCAGCACTTCCTGTAAATTGAAATGTTCCTGCGCTTCCAGCGCCGCCAAGACCTCCTAGACCATAAGCATTTGATCCTGTTGCTCCACCTGTAGCAGAAGCTAAAGCCCCAAAAGATGAAGTTCCACCCGCTCCACTACCACCGCCGCCGCCTCCTACAGTCACAGAATAAGGTGTTGAAGCAGTTACAGGACCTACATAAATAGCACCGCCGCCAGCGCCACCGCCACCGCCTATATAACCTGTAGGAACTGTTGCGCCCCCACCACCACCACCAAGAACAGTAACTTTAATTTTAGTTGTCGTAGCAGGGGTTGTAAAAGTACCTGGAGAGGTAAAGACTGTCATGTTAGAAAAGCCACCAGCTGCAGCTGCAGCACTTGTCCATGTTGTACCGTTTGAAGTTAAGACATTACCTGGTGACCCTGCAGCCACTAAGTTAACAGCGCTTGTACCAGCACCTATTAGAACAGAGCCTGTAGTTAAAGTAGTAGCACCCGTACCACCTGAAGCTACGCCTAACACGGTTGTTAATGTAGTGGTTCCAGTTACACCGAGTGTACTAGATAGCTGAGCTGCTCCTGATACAGTTAGTGCTCCTGTCGTTGATATTCCCGCGGTACCGTCTAAGGTTAATGCCATGTTCTACTCCTAAGTTTTATTTTTATAGTGCTGTGATTTGTGCTTGTAAAGCTTGTAACTGAGCTAACAGTTCTTCTTTAGTAGGCGCAGCTGGTGCTTCTACAACCACAACTGGGTTAGCTTTGATAAGCTCGTCACTTGGGTCATACCAGAATTGATCTGCTACTACATTGTCTGCACAGTCAACCCACATAAGGCCAGAGCCTACTTCGAAAACGTTTGCAGCATCTTCTACTTGAGCTACTCTGTAACCTGATTCTCTAGGTTCTACTGTTGATATTAATGCTTTCTTTGCCATTTTGTTTCTCCTTGTTTAAATAATTATTAATACTACACTTCAACGATACAATTAATCACCATTCTTTTTTTGTATGTTTTAGGTATTGATGCCCTATGAAATGTATTTGAATTAAATATTACATAGTTCCCTTTAATAGGTTGTATAGCATCTAAAATACTTTTATCCTCATTATATATTATAGTGTCTCCGTCCGAATCGCCTATATAATAAATAAGACTCTTATAGTTAGGTAAATCCATATCTTGGTGAATCGCATTTTTTAATTCCTCATCATCAAGATTAATATTTAATGACAAATTTACTTGCATCCTAACCAATGACTTTATATAAATTTGCTCTTTTTTAAATATTTCTTTAACTAAATCATCAAAAATATTAAAAACATTTGAATATATATTATTTTCTTTATATAAATTATGTGTAAATCCCCCATATTGTTTCATAGGATTATTTGGATAAATTTGATTTTCATTCCAATAATAAGGAAAATTACAGTCATTACATAAATTATATATTGCTTCTATTTTTTCTTGATCATTTATTTTATTTTTTATAATCATATAAAAACATTTTTATCCTACATATTCCACTATAACTGCACCGCCAACACCTCCAACACTTCCAGCAGCTGGTCCACCTGCCCCTACAGTAATTGCCACAGGATTAGAAACAGGAACATTTGCAATTGCAATACCACCGCCACCACCATTAAAATTACTAATAGCGCCATAACCGCCAGCTTGCCAATTGTCGCTTGTTGAAAATGGAGTTGTTCCACCAGTATTATGTCTTCCGCTTGTAATAAAATGTTGTGTGCCTTGCAATTGTGTTGAACTAATTGCTATACCTGTATTTGATCTTTTTAATGCCGTTCCAGTCGATACTGTTCCAGCACCTGCTGATCCGTTTGTCGCAGGCGATCCTGTGCCGCCACTGCCGCCTGTTGCTGAAACTGCTGGGCCAAAAGATGATGTTCCACCTGTGCCGCCTGTAAGCCCAAAACCAGGATTACCACCTCCACCACCACCACCAATAACAGTTACTCGTACTTGTGATACTGATGAAGGTTTTGTCCAAGTACCTGGAGCTGTAAATAATTCAGTTTGAAGTTGACCGCCAGCGGCAGCTGCCCATGAAGGTAAGCCTCCAGCTACGGTTAATACTTGGCCAGTAGAACCAATAGGTAATCTTGCAGCAACTGTAGGAGATGATTCATAAAGAATGTCCCCTGTAGTAGTCATAGGGTTCAACGCATTAAAAGCTGCAGTAGCTGTAGTTTGACCTGTACCACCCTCTGTAATAGCAACTACTCCGCCTGGACCTGTAATCACTGTGCCGGACGTTGCTGGCAGCGTTAACACCGTAGTACCCGCTACTGCTGGTGCCTGTAAGGTTACTGACCCACTTGTATCTCCTGATATGACTACGCTACTCATAATTTATTTCCTTGTTTAATTAATTCTTAGTATTCTACGACTACCACACCTGCAGAACCTGCGCCACCGCCAGGATTACCAGCTCCAGCACTTCCACCACCACCACCACCATAATTACCTCCAGCATTTCCACCAGAAGCAGGACCAACTCCTTGCGCCCCACCTCCAAAAATTGAATTACCGCCAGTTCCACCACTCGGACTTGGGCTAGAACTACCAGAAGTTCCACCACCCCCTCTAAATTGTAATGTTCCAGCAGATCCTGCACCACCAGCACCACCAGCACCCGCGCCAACAGATGGACCAGCTCCTACGCTACCACCTGTAGCAGAAGCTAAAGAGGCGAAAGAAGATGTGCCTCCCGCAGAACCAACAGTTACAGCATAAGGGGTTGAAGCTGTTACAGGTCCTACATAAATAGCACCACCACCGCCTCCACCTCCTCCGCCAGAAGAAATAGAACCAGTAGCAGTTCCACCATTACCACCACCACCCACAACAGTAACTTTAATTTTTGTCGTAGTAGCAGGGGTTGTGAATGTACCTGGTGAAGTGAATACTTGCATATTAGAGAAACCACCGGCAGCTGCTGTTGTCCAGCTTACGCCCGCACCTGGTCCGCCTGATGTTAAGAATTGACCTGATGTACCTGAAGATACTGTGCCTGGTGCTGTTCTTACATTGAGTTCACCAGCATTACCCATTTGGAAACGGATATCATTATTAGTATAGAAACTTAAAGGTAAGTATGAACCTGATCCATTAGCACCTGATACGATTTGTGTATCAGTAGCGCCGTTAGTTGCCACAACTACTTTAGAAGCATTTGTAGGATCAGCTGCGTTTGATACTTGAACTGAAGCAGAAGTTGCTGAGCCATTAGGTACAACATAAACACCTGTTGTAGCGTTTGTTGTACTTGTCTGCATACGAGTTCTTAAAGACAGCGTAGCTGTATCAAAGTCACCTTGTATTAAGTTATTCGCTGAATCTAAAATAATCTGTGCCATTTATATCTCCTAAAGAATTACCCAACGTTGGCCTGATGGGACTGTTACTGTAGCGCCTGAATCAATTGTTAATGGACCTACGCTCATGCCGTTGTAATTTGTTGTTAATGTGTAGCTTGTTGTAATCGTATTTTTATTTTCATATATTGCACCGCCTGCTGAAGCACCGCCACCTATGTTACCCCAAGCTGTAGTATATCCTTCAAATTCACCTGTTGTAACATTGTAACGAATCATACCCGCTGCAGGTGAAGGTCTTTCTCCTGTTGTACCATTAGGTACTCTAACACTACCTGTACCATTAAAGTTTAAATTATTAGGTACATTTGCGGTTGCTGCATTAAGCGTTATTGTATCACCAGAAGCATTACCAAGTGTAGTGTTTCCGTTAACAGCTAAGTCGCCTGTTAGGGCTGTATTTCCAGAAGCAGCTAATGTTGTAAATGAACCTGCAGCCGCAGAACTACCACCGATAGCGGTACCATTAATAGTGCCCCCTGTTATTGTAGCAGCACTTGAAACAACAGTTCCTGAAAAATAAGTTAATACATCAACTACATCAGTTGCATTATTAAACACATACATTGACTTACCAGCAGGTACTACAACTCCTGAACCTGTTGTATTCTTTACGGTCACAGCATCTGCTACGTTATTATTAATAAGGTATAATTTCTCAATTTGACAGCCTGAACCTAAAATTAGGTTGCGAGCGCCACCAGACGTACCTGTTAAATTAAGTCTTAAATTACGCGCTGTTTGAGCAGCATTAGTATTAGTTAAAGTTAATGTAACATCGGCACTTGAGAAGGTAACATCGGCTGTACCGGTAATAGCTTCGCCTAACGCAGTACTTAAATTATTATTCGTAGTCGTGCCCCAGGTACCTGTTTGTTCACCAGTCCCGATCAGTTCTATCTTTAAATCACTATAGGTACTTGCCATAAATCGTCCTTTTTATATTTCCGTATTATACCTTAACTACAAGGTACAGTAGTAGGTATTGTGCCCCAACTTGGTGTTTGAGCGTCATTAACATCAACCCAGCTAGGTGTCTGTGAATCATTTATTACAAACCAACCTGTAGCACAAGCCATGTCCATTAAGAAAATAGTCTCAGCTACTGTTGGGTTAAAGTTAGCTACTACTGTGTAAGTATCTGTAAATCCTGCGGTATCGGCTACCGTTACGTTAAAACCTCTAATACCACTATAAACATCACTAAATGTTACTGATTCATCTGTATCTACAAAGTATGCAAAAGTACCAACATAAGCATCTGAGAAAGTAAATGTTTCATCAACAACATCATAGAAATCAGCATTACCAATCACTTCATCGGTTAAAGTAGTGCTTTCATCTACAGCACCTACTAAGTCGCCTTGTGCATCTTGAGTATCTGTAAACGTTATTGCTTCTTCATCTAATCCTACAAATGCTGCCTGACCATCTTCAGTAGTAGCTAGTGTTATACTTTCTTCATCTAAACCTACAAAGTTAGCTTGAGCGGCCTGAGTATTATCTATTGTAGAAGCTTCATCAGTATCCGCTAAGAAAGTAACAATTGAAGATACTGCTTCACTTAAACTAAATGTTTCAGCTAATGATGCACTTGTATTCCAAGCACCTAACTCAGTTGTAGTAAGTGTTAAACTTTCATCATTAGCAGCGTTTGAATCTAAATTACCTGTATAGTCATCTGCTAAGTCAAACGCTTCTGCGTTAGTTAAAAAATAATTAAACTGGTTTGGTACATCATCTGTTATTGCAATACTATCATCGACTAAACCTATGTAATCTACGCTTGATACAGCATAGACATCACTTAAACTGTAGCTCTCGTCAACCGCCACATCATATTTTGTACCACCTAATGAAGCGAACGGGGCTTGGGCAAAGGTCGATAGCCCAAACATGTTACAGCACTACCCACCTAGATCCACTAGGAATAGTGACTGTTGCTCCACCTGATACTGTTATGGGTCCTGCAGCTAAGGCATTAGAACCTGCTGGTATTGAATAACTTGTTGCCACTGTCTTACTATTTACAATCATGCCGTTTGAAGCTTCTATGTTAGGTACAGTAAATGTTCCTGTTGTTGGAACAAAAGTTAATTTTGTACTTGTTACATTAAGCCCGGATACTGATCCTGAAGTAGCACTTGTAAATGTTGGGTATAACGCTGTAGCAGTAGAAGTATCATTAGTAATTGTAACGCCAGAAGTTACAGTAGAAGCAATAGATATTGAACCAGAACCAGGAGTAATAGATATACCCGTGCCTGCTGTTAATGAGGCTTTAGTAAGTGTATTACCTGTTGAGTTACCAATTAAAAGCTGACCATCTGTATATGAACTATTTCCTGTACCACCTGAAGCAACAGGTAGAGTACCACTAGTTAAAGACGATGTTGATGTTGCATATAAAGCACCACCAGAAGTAAATGTAGTAAGCCCTGTACCGCCATAAGCTGTACCAATCGTGCCACCATTCCAAGTACCACCTGTAATAACATCAGTATTTAAATATAAAGAGTTTGTACCCCATAATATATTTTCAGGTAAAAACCCATGTGTGTCCCAAGTACCATTAGCAGTACTTGTTGAGGTTAAAAATAATTGAGTGGCGCCTCCAGCAGCTACTGAAGCAACGGCACCTGACCCATTATTTACAATAGTTAAAAGACCCGTTGAGTTATTATTAAATTGGAAACTAGCGCCATTAATTAATGTAGTAGCGTCGGGTAGTTGATAAGTCTGAGCTAAAGTACCAGTTAAAACTTGAGTAAATGATGAAGCCGCTGTAAGTACTGTTGTGCCCGCTGCAGATACTGTAGAAGTTATATTTCTAAAAATATTATTAAGCGAAGTGTTTTGATTAGTATCTCTTAATACTACACTATTACCACCAGAAGAAGCTGTTACACCCGTACCGCCGTAAGAAACTCCAACCGTAGTTCCTTGCCAAGTGCCAGACGCAATGGTACCTAAAGGAGTAACATTATCCGATGCATCTAGATTGACTGATTTTTCAGCAGTATAAGTAACAAAGACTTGAGCTAAGCCACCTGATAAAGTAATAGGCGATGTATTACCATTTGAATTAGATAATACTGTAGTACGTGCTAACGTAGGACCCGATGTAGAATACGTGCCAATACCTACTTCCCATGCAGCACCATCTGTAATAGTGTAATAGGTAGTATTACTATTCCCAACAACAGCAAACGATTGGAATCCGCTGACCGCACCAAGTAAGGTTACAGAACCTGTACCTGATGTAGTCGTCGTTTCCTGGACACGATCATAGACTACTAGAGCCATTTAGGACTCCTTAGCCCGAAGCTGATAAAGTATATGTTACGTTAATTGTGTCGCCTGATGTTACAGTTTTAGAACCTGCTGTAAAGTTACCTGCAGAGAACAATGTACCTGTTGTGTTATCAATTGTTGATGAACCACCAATATTAATAAATGCTCCTGTTACAGTACCAGAACCAGTCATTGAGAATACTACCGCAGCACTTGTAGAAAGCACTGATGGATTAGCATTCGTAGCACTACTAAATGTTGGTGTTTTTCTTGTACCAGAATATGTAGGTGCATTAGTAGCGCCTGCTTCAAACCATCCTGCATGAGATGCTTGTGTGTCTGTGTAAGCTGGTGTAGATGATGGTACAGCATTATTAGTCATAAGACCCATAACAACTGCGCCGCCGCCTGTGTTAGCAAAATAAGAATCTAGTAAGTTTTGACGACCTACGTTTGTTGTTAAATTTTCAAATCCGTCTTCCCATTTAACATTGCCGTCTTGATCATAGCATGTAAATGTATAGACGCCGTTTAGACCAAACTCTTCGCCTGATCCAGCATTTCTTGTCACAGACGCATCAACTGAGTCGCCCATTCCAAATTTGTCTATATTACTCATAATTACTCCTTTAGTTAATTCGTATTACAGCAGTGGTTGAAGTTGCTGCAGGAAATTCTATTGTAAATGTTGTAGTGGCTCTTTTTTCTCCACCAAAATTTAATACTGCGACTGATGCATTTGTAGTGCTATTATATATCAAAGCCCCAGCAGCCGTAAAGTTTGCAGGGCTCCAAGTTACATTAGCGAACGTAACATAAGCCGTGTTATTACTAGGATCACTACCTATAGTAGGAGCTAAAACTTTACCCCCAGCTACATAGCCAGTACCTGTAATTTCGTCTTGCGTTGTATATGCGGTTGTTTCACTATTTATAGTAGAGACTGCATTATACAAGGCTATTTTATATGTATATGGTGACCCTGTGTTAAAATTAACTAAACCTTGTAGTAAGTTTAATTTAAACGTTGTGGTTTGTGCTTGTCCTAAAATCATCTAACTGGATACCTTACTTGTCCTGAACGGTAAGCATCTTGTCTATCTTTACCATCAGCAAGTTGTTTTAATAGAACCATAGCTTCGTCATATCGTTTTTGGTATTGATTAATAATGTCTTGTTCACCTTTCATATAAGTATAAGCTTCTAATAATGAGCCATACAATAAGGTAGAACTAAAGTTATTACCTAGCCAAGATGTTCCAGCAGTAGTAATAGACTCTGGATAATAAAAATAATGCAGTTCTGCACTATAGTTAGCATCGGGTGTTGGGCCTAATATAAATGTATTTTGATCAAACACTGCATAATATTCAGGCTGACCATAATAGATTGAGTCTGTATCTGGGAATGATTGTCTAATAAAGTTCACATCTTTATTAAGTAAATATAAATACTCATTGTTTGCGTTAATTACCGCTAAACTAAATGTAGCTAGCCAATCACTAGGCATAGCTAAGTATTTATTACCTGTAGTCATACCACCTGTTACGTTCTTTCGAAGCGCAGGAAGTTGCACCGAATTATAAATACGTTGTTCAGCTTGCTGAATAAAAGTATCGATGTCAGTTGTTTGAAACTGATTCTCAGTATAACTTTGTATTTCTGCAACTAACTGCGCGTAGTTCATTACGCCATCGGGCCTCTAGATTTAGTACCCTTAGTAGCTGCACCGCAACCACGAATAGTAATACCATCAGTTTTAGGACCACGAGTAGGATCACCAGCGCTTACACGTGGTGTACCTGTGTTAGGACCTAGTTGTTGAGCCTTTAATTTATTAGGATCTTGACTGTAATGAATATCTGTACTATTAGGGTTTACTCTAGGTTGTACATATTTTTCTAATGGTTGTGCAGTATCAGCAGGAAAAAACTCCGTACCTGTTGATTGTGCTGCTGATCTATTATCTTTTGCCATGATTATTATCCTTTTTTCTGTGCTGCAACTTTAGCCATACCACGACCCATAGTTTTCATGTCAATGTTCTTTTTACCACCTTTAGAACCTGCATGTTTAGGACCTTTTTCGATACCTACTGAAGCGCCGTCGTTACCTAAATTTTTGCCTTTAGTTTTACCTTGTTTAGTAATTCCATCTGCTGCTGATCTGAATCCCATATACTTCTCCTTATGTTGTTGTTACTACTACTGTGCCTACGTTACCTATTGCTACTAGATCATTGGGCGTTAATCCAGCATCGTTTGCTCTTGAACCACCTACAGGATTCCAACCCCATTGAATAACTCGACTACCTAACAATGGAACACCTGTTTCTATTTGTAATGGACCTGTTTGAATAATAGTCTGTAGTCCATTCAAGCCAGATTGATAATAACCTAAATCAGGTCTTGGGTTTCTCACCGCCTGTGGGTCGTTAACTGGATACAAGCCAAGACTTAATTGTGGCTGATCCGGTTCCCAACATTCAGGGCATACGAGTATATTAACATTTTTTGTCTTAATAACTAAGCGTTTTAACTGCTTTAGTTTAAATCTAAATCCACAGCGATCACACTGGGATATGGAATTCTTGGCACTAGCAAATTTAATTGGCATTTAATTACCCGTGGTAAAACATTTCACGAGGTACAAACCTAATACTTGCTTTTTCTCTATCCTCGTCTGCTGCTAATTGGAACGCCGCTTCATAATCTGCTCTTAACATTTGAACTCGAGTAGGGTCAACATTAGGTAACTTCATACTTAAATAAGCTGCTAATCCAGCAACCATGCAAGGAATAAATCTAAACGGAATATCTTCTATGGTAAGTCCGTTACCTGCATCTTGAATACGTCGTAGTCTATAGTATACAAACTGATAATAACTACTTTGTTCAGGAGCTGGCCATACATTGACTGTAGGTAAATTTTGTACATAGATTTTAGCACCGATTGCGTGAGCAGCTAATGTTGTATTATTTACAGCTCTGATACATCCTGTTATGTCATTACCATCAATACCACCATACTGAATCGTTTCGTTATCTATTTTAATAAAACCAAACTGAGCTAAACCTACAGTAGAACTTAAAGTAATAGTTTGTGGGTTTGCAGCTGTTGACGCTGTAGCTGTTAAGGTTTCATTTAATGTAATTGTTGTTGGGTTCTCTTGACCACTTTGTCTATTAATCCAAACTTGAATAGGACGACCTGTAGCATTTTTATTAGGGATTGTAATATAAGTAGATTCAGAAATACGGTTAATATTAATATCTTGTTGATTAGCGCCCGTGCCTGTACGAGTTACCATGTCTAACAAATCAATCGTATCTACAGGTAATGCATACATAATTTGGTTTTGATTTAATGTAATTTGGCCAGGTTCTATCGTCCATAAATTAATACCGCGATTAGCCCATTCAATAGTAAGTAAGTTTAGTGAGCGTCTTGCAGTTCTTAAATCATAACCTGTACGAAGTTCTTGACCACATCTTTCAAATGCGTCTTCAACTAGATTATTTAAATCTAAATTAAAACTTGTCTGTCCTGTAGTTAATTGAGCCATATTTATATTTTTCTAAAAGGTTTTACTTTTTGTTTAATAGATTTAGGTTGAGCTACAAACTGTTTACCTTTAGCTTTACCTTCTCTTTTTGCTTTTGTTGTTGCCGCATACTCTTGAGAACTTAATGCTTTTATTGCTTTTTCTGGTAAGTATCTTTCACCTGTTTCACTAGACTTTTTACCTGACTTAGTTGTCCATTTTTGTTCACCCCATGCTTTTAGGGAACGTTGGGATTTAGCTAATGCACTCATTTATATCCACCGCCAGCAGCTTTATATTTTTTAGCAACAAGTTGTGCTTTACGAGCTGACCATTGACCAGCACCCGTACCATGTGTTGCAGCAGCTTTTACTTGTGACACAATTCTTTTTCTTAAACTAGGTTTAGTATAATTACCAGCTTTATTTACTGTGCCGCCTTCTTTATACTGAGTAAAGTCTGTGTTGTCACGACGTTTTTTAACAACACCTTTAGGCATTTTATTCTCAGTAGCACTAGGAATCTTAGTTTTCTTTATAGCACCCATGCCTCTACTTGGTCTCATTATTTTCTCCTTAAACTAGCTAAGCCGCCAGTTCTAATATTAACAGGTTTAAACATACCTGGTGCTGCTGGTTCTGCGGTTCTAGCAGTAGTGCTTCCTGCTTCAGCTGGTCTAAAACTACCTGTTGTTGCTACTGAAGCTGGCGCTAAATCTCTGGGTGCTGGTCCTCTTGCATCTTGACTAGGTGCGTAACGTAAGGGTTGAGCAACTTGTGGATTAGAAGATACAGGCATTACAGTAGGTGCTCTGTATGGTTCAGGTTCAGGTCTTACATCTTCAGGCGCATATGGCATGAAGAATGGGTTATTCTGTTGTTTAGCGTAGTTAGCAATGTTCTGCAACGTATCGCCTTGTTTAAATCCAAAGTCAGCATAATTAACAGGTATAGAATCTGTTTGCGTAGATCCACTTGGATAATACTCACCCAACGCATTTTGAATATCTGATTTTAAATAATCAGGCGCAGTAAAATCACTAGCTAATGTAGTTGGTGATGCCGTATTAGGATTATATGTTTGTAATCCAAAGTTCTTTTGAAAATTTTGTTGTGCTAAAGAATCTTGGTTCTGTGAAAACTGACCAATAATATCGTTATAAATATTAGCGCTAGGAGCACCTGCTCTTTGTTGAGTAGATGGATCATATAAATTAGCTAACTGCGGTAAAACATTGTAAGTTCCTTTATTACCCTGCACAAAATATTTAGACGTATCAAAAGGTTTGCTATCTACTGTATATGCATTAGAGCCATAATTATAAGTAGGTGAATAGTATGGAGTTGTAGTCCCTGTACCTGGTGCTCCTGGTACTGTAGACCCATATACCGGCATGGAAGGTTGTTGAGTTTCACCACCTCCGCCACCGCCACCGCCACCTCCGCCACCACCGCCAAATCCTCCTGTAGCAGCATTAGCTACTCCCCCTGCAATAGCTAAATAGGGATTACCACCTAAAGCAATCTCGGCAGCGGGTCCTAATACAGGACCTACAACAGGAACTTGACCCAATGCGCCGCCAATAATAGACGCCGGTTTAGTTACGGTTTCAACAACAGAACTTACTGCACCACCCATATGGGCTCCTTAAATAATACGGCCTTTTGTCTTACCTTTTGTAGCGCAACCGTCAGCACGTTTAGAAGCTGATGAAACTGAACCGCCAGATTTAAAAACTTTTTTTACCTTATCAACTATTTTTTTAGGAATAGCTTTCATATCTTTAACAAAGTCTTCATTTTCTTTTGTTTCACGAGTTTTTACATCTTTAGCTGCTTGATCTACTTTAGCATCTAAATCTTTTTGTTTTTGTTCATCAAGTAATTCTTGTGGAGTAGCCATGATTAACAAATCTTTCCGCGAGTTTTACCTTTAGTTGCAATACCATCTGCACGTTTAGATGCTGAAGATACTTTACCGCCTGAAGACATTTTTTTAACAGCGCCACCTTTTTTCATTTTATTATAACCAGGTGACATTAAATTTTGTGCCATTTCAGTGGCAGTAAATTCTCTTGCAGGTTTAGTAGCAACCACATCTTTAATTACTTTAGACATATCAGGACCAATAACATCAGCAGTTCTATCAACACTACCAATATTACCTGAAGGTGTTTCAACAGATACTTTTTCTTTAGTAATTTTTTTAATAGGTTTTGTGTCAGCTTTAAATTTAGGACCCATTTTTTCATCACTAAAATCTGTTCTAGAGGCAATATTGCCTGATGATTTTGATTTACCACCCATGGCTAAAAGTTCATTTATAGTTTTACCGCCAATTCTTAACTTTCCATCATCATTAGAATCTTCATCTACAAACGTAGGTATATTGTTTATATATTTTATCTTTTTTGCCATGATTTAATCCTTAAATAATCTTGCCTTTAGATTTGCCTTGTTTAGCAATACCGTTAGCTTTTGATAGTTGAGAAACTTTACCACCAGTAGCATAACCACATCCTTTAGTCATACCGCCTTTTTTCATGCCTTTAGATTTATCATAAGCTAAATGTTTAGCAACGATTTTACCTTCTTTTTCAGCGTGTTGATCGCGTTTGGCAGTTGAACCTGCAAAAGATTTTTTACCTGTTTTATAATCATATTCCATCTCCTTAGTAACAGTTTTAGCAACGCCGCCTTTTTTAAGTTTAGTAAGGTCTGACTTCTTGCCACCATGTAATTGGCTTTCATGCATGCCGATAGCTTTTTTTGCCATCTTTTTATCTTGCGCCATATCTTTCTTGTCCATCATGCCGCCTTCTTTGTATTTCTTAGCCATACCGCCTTTTTTCATGTATCCCATTTTATTTCTAACCTCCGTTGGTAATTTTGATAATCCAGGATTGTCACTTGAGTCAACTGCTTTAAGTGCTCCACCTGATCCGAACTTCTTAGTTTTATCTGCTTTCATAAACTCTTCTCCTACTGATTTTGATATACCAACTTTCTTAGCAAATTTTGGGTTATTAGCCACTGCAGCCATTAAGTTGTGTTGTGCTTTAGATTTACTAGGCATTTAATCAGCCTTTGTATCTGTGTGTTGAACTTCTACTTCAACTTTAGTTTCTTTTTTACTAGGCTTGATAGTTTCGACAGCAACTTCTGTAACTTCTTCTGTAACTTCTGAATGAGTAATTTCATCTAATAATTCCTTTTGTTTTTTCATTTTAAACACCTTTTCTATAAAAGCTTTCATATTATTTACCTAGCCAATGAGTTACCATCCAGCTTACAATACCTGAAAATATAGTAGCGATAGCAATAAATACTTTCCATCCACCTTTAATTTCTTCTAATGTTTTTTCAATACTATCAAGTCGTTTTTTTAATTGTTCCATGTCTTCCATAATAGTATCTACATCCGATTGAATGTGTTTAATTTCAACACCATGTTCTGCTAGTTCGCGTTCTGCACTCATTTACAATTCCACCTTTTTAAAGAAGCAGCCTTACGAGTAGGTCTACCTTTTTCATCTTTCATAGGACCAGGCATGCCAGACATCCTAGCACAAAACGACTTCTTACGAGGTCCACCTTGTGGTTGAGGAGCCTTTAGGTTTGACCCAGTAGCTGCGTTATACTTTGCACGACCTTTAGCCGTGAGCCCTGCACCTTTCGATACAGGAAGTTTCTCGCCCCGTCCAATTGCTAAGCTAGGACCTTTTTTCTTGTTAGCCATAGATTATTTGTACTGAATCTGTATTAGACATTTCAGCATACACGCTTGTTCCAACTCGTATGCCTTCACCCGGAATAAACGGGACGTTGGCAAAGGTATCACCAGCTGCGGTTTCATAAGTAAGTATCCATTTACCTACGGCATATACAGCTGCAGTACTTGTAATGGTGCGCGAATTAATATCTGTTAGTGTAAAGGTATCTGCGCCCGTTCTAGTAATGCTATATGTGCCATCAGTAGCTGAAACGCCTGAGTTAGCTAAAAAATGAATGCCAATAACTGTGCCTGTAGTAAGCCCGTGAGCAACTTTAGTTACTGTTACCGTATTACCACTTTGAGCATACGTTACGCTAGATGATACAGGAGTACTTGCAGTATCAAATAAAGTTACATACCCAGCAGTAGCAGTTCCTGTAAACGATAACCCTTTAACACGAACAGGATATTTAACTAAATAGCCACTAGAATTTATGTGGGCTTGTTTTACATCATATTGCATTGCCATAATTATTCCCCTTTTGTTTCTTTGGCGTCGAGCCGTTCCACTAATGCAGTATATGCATCGATGGCGCCCTGAGAAGCTGTAACAAAACTAGATGCTTGGTTACGCTCTGCCTCAAGACGCTTGATCTCAGACAAAAGAAACTCTTTTGTAATTTCCATTTATTAAGCTGCTGCTGAAACCATTAAGTAGTATGCAGTGCCTGTTGAGTCAATAATTTTAATTGTCTTAGTAGCTGACACTGAAACTGCATTTGCAACCATTGTTGATGGAACATTAAATAGATTTGATATGCCTGTACCTGCACCGCTGTTTGTAAATCTGATCCAAGAAGCATTTGTTGGTAATGTAGCGCCTGCACCTACATCAGAATCAGCTTGAATAGCTGCAACTGTACCACCTGAAGAAACACCCGCTGCTAAACCTAAAGTAGCGCGTAAAGCATTACCTGCACCTGAGATTGAACCGCCTGTGTTTACAGACATAGAGATGTGAGCGCCGTTAGTTGTTTGACCTGCGCCTTGTGCTGCGGTTACTACTGAGAAAGCTCTTAATGTTTCGCCTGCACCTGCACCTGCGAATGTTAATCTGTTATAAGATAAGCGTGTATCCCCTGATGCAGCAGTTGTAGTTGCATATGATTCGTTGATATTGTCTGCTGTTGTTACTACGATTGGATCTGTTGCTGTACCACCGATAAAACCATTTAAAGACGACACTGGGCCGCTGAACGTTGTTAATGCCATAATAATTTTCCTTCATACAAAGTTAAGCTTATCCGTCTTGTATGCGTCTGCCGGGACAGTCTGATAAGCCGGGTAACCCGGATTCCCAAATAATACCTGAATTGATACTATTTGCAAGCATTATAGCACAATATAAAAAGAAAAAGGGAGCACTAAGCTCCCTTAATTTATTACTAATTTAATAGCAGTCTGTTACGATAACCATTACTTGTTCATTACGTACATAGTTACTTCAAAGCCAAAACGCATTTCTGTAGCTGCTGGAGTTGTCCACATAATATTTCCCCTTTAAATTTTATACACACCATGTGTATAACTGTATTATGAACCGTACGATTAATAACACTATAGAGAAAATCATGAAAAAAGGACCTGCATTTTAAGCAAGTCCTTTAGTAGTACGTGCCAGAAGCTGATTAAGCAGCGCCTGGTGAACCCCACATACCGAGAGGATCTGACCAACCGAAGCTGTAACGCTCACGAGCCTTGTAACGAACGTTGCCTGTATCAAAATCGCCATCCATAGATGTAGATAATGGTGTACGGACAAAGTGTTTCATGCCGTTAGGTACATCAGTTGTTAAGAAGTAAGCATCTGGATCTGTCAAAAAGTGGTTAATTGTGTAACCTTCTGGAATAGAACCATTGTTCTTAATCGCGTTGATGTCGTTATCAGCTGTTGACACACGTAATTCAGTTTCGAGCAAGCGAGTTGCAACGAATTGATTACCTGGTGGAACAACTAATTTACGAGGTTGAGCAGCGATTAAAAGACCACGCTCATCTGTCCAAGCAGCAATTTGAATAACTGCATTTTCCAATGCTGTTTCGTTCAAGTCTGTTGGAGTTGATTGAGTGTTGCTGTTTGTGCCACCTGAAACAAGTGGGTGAGCTGTGTTAAATAATGAAACACCGTCGCCACCATCATAAGAGCCACCGTTGTTGAAACCATTATTAAGAACTGCAGCAGCCTTTACTTGTTTTGTGTAAGCCATAGCGCGAGCTAAAGCCTTTGTGTAACGTGCTGATAATGTATCATACAAGTTATCTTCTACAGCTTCTTCAGTTAAGCTGAAGCCAAGAGCGATAGTTTGATGATTGT